CTCCATCAAATATGAAGTTCGAATTCATCTCCCCGACAGTTCTCGATACAACACTCTTCTCACCAGACCAGCAAGCGATGCGATCCCTGATCTAACATCACTTTCGTAAGAAATGCCTTTGCCTATCACAGCAATAGAATTGTATTCTGTGAAGTTTCTAGCCGCAGTGTCTCCATCAAATATGAAGTTCGAATTCATCTCCCCGACAGTTCTCGATACAACACTCTTCTCACCAGACCGCCAGACATTCATCAGTTTGCCTGTCATCTCATTTACAGCAAGGAAAATTCGCACCTTGTCATCATAATCACCTGGGACTTTCCTATCGACCGTGATTGTGACTGCATCAAATTTGTCATCTGATCCTGCCATGCTCCGAACTCTGAAGACACCAGGCCACACTTTGTTCAATATTTTCTTTGTGAGTGCAATCCGAGCCACAGCAAGAGTCGATGAGTTTTCATGGAGGATCCCTTGCATCATTCCAACGGGTATTTGCATGGTGATGGATAAATTCTCCTTGAACTTCATTATTTGTTCATACATTGGATCTGTAGGTTCAGGAACAAACTTGTTGTCCCATTTCTCATAAATACATTTAGGAATCTCAATCATTTTCCCAATCATTTGAAGACACCCATTTAGAAAGAACTCATAACAATCACTAGATACTCCCCTTGCAAACCTACCAGCAATGACTGCAAACATCATTGGTAGCATTCCAGGTCCCCAACGTGTGTTATCTTCATTGTTGAAGAAATAAGGCTTGAATACATCACTATCCTTTTCGCGTAGCGAATTCACAAGTTCTCGCCGGCAATCTGAAATGTAGGATTCTTGTCTGATGAATTTTTCTCTGTCTGTTAAAGACTCTGATTCAAGATGCTTGTTCGCTTCCTCTGCAACTCTCTCCATGACAAAGGTCGTCAGTCGTGTCATGAGATCTTGTATTGCAATTTCTCTTGGACCACCGATTTGAGGTTTAGGGAAAAGTGTGAAGTAAAAAGGTGTTGTGCCACAATACAATTTGATGAGTATTTTGTCAATACGGACTTCTCCGGTTTCATGTATTGATTTGAAGAAAATCGCAATTGTTTTCGACTTTTTGTCTGAAACCATTGTCCTTGTAGGGACAATCTCATCACCGATACGTCTGTACTTGGAGTTCTCTATGGTCGGATCTTTGATCATTTTCCTGATTATTGCCTCTGAAAACATTCGGTTCTTCGGTTTTGCTCCACTCGAGTTGACAGTCTTATTGGGCTCCTTTTCGGACAATGTAGTCATCTTTTCGGTTCGCTCTTTCACTGCTGATTTGGTCGTTGCAAGCGCAGACACAGGTTTGTTTAGATCCCCAAACAGGATGTTCTGTTTGATGCGAATAGATTCTCCTGATGTCTCTTGTTCTAGAAGTTTTGATGCGTAATTGGCAGCTCTCATGGACCAGGATCCTATTTTGACATTTGAATCTAGAACATCATCTAGAAACTCTGTGTCTGTTTTGTTCGGATCATACCCTTTAGATAAATTGGGATTGACAGATTTTGTGAATTTGTATCTATCGTAGGTCTCAACAAGCTTGTTTATTGCTCTTGCCATCTCATGGTAGTGGTTTCTTATTTCTTTTGAAGCTGCATGACCGAAGTACCACTCATTGACTGTCTCATCAAAACTCGCGTGATTCCCTGAAGACAATAACCTTTTTGTTATACAGATGGAAGCTCTTTTCCTCTCTCCTTTACCATCAACTATATTTTGTGCTTGTTTTCTTAGATCCGTTCTAATTGTGCTAGAATCTTTCCATATGATCATGTTCGCCATCACCTTGTTCCAAAAATACACATACATGAGCTTTCTACCGGGTTCGACTGCCTTCTTCATCATCCCTGCCAAGTCACCATAATCAGCGAGAAGTGCCATCCCAATATAACGGATGTTAGTCAAAGATGTGCTTATTGCTTTATCATTCGAAAATCTGACCATGTTCGAAGTGAAGAAAAAGGCCTCTTTGTCATCAGAAGTCATTGTATCATAAGTCCTTCCTGAATCCATAAGGGTCCCGAGAGTTGTGTCTAAAGTTGCTTTATGAATCTTGATGTAATGAGCTATTTGTTGTTCTGTGATTCGTACAGGTTCTAGAATGAGTAGATCGTTTTCAATGTACGACTTGCAAGAAGAAGCGAAGGGGAAATCATCAGTTATCCCCAATTTCTTGATTATTTGGACAACTCTTGTTGAGCCCACCGAAGAAAGCATTGGACCTCCCCACATGATAATTAGGGTGTCATTTGTGCCCAAAGAACTCAAAACAACTTCTTTGTGCCTGCTGATGTCTTCAGACATGAAAGCAAATTCTGTGAACAACGTAGTGTAGAATTCAGACATGGAGAAAAGATTTAGTCGCTCTACATCTTCCAACCACGTGTTGATTGACAGGTCTGTTTCCTTACGAATTGACCTCTCAAGAACCCACTTGGACGTCCTATAATCAGACTGCCTGAGTTTTGATGTGTCCCATCTGTGGCCATCTTTACACATCCATTCTTTGAGTTCGTCTACAACACTTGTATCACAGTCTAATGAGTACCAAGCTTCCGACTCATA